GTCATAAGTGGTTTGACCAGGCGCAACTAACCCTGTAAAAATGGGTGTGTTTACTGCCATGGAACTAGTCCACACATTTGATTCAACAAAAGATTCCCGTCCGATGGTATTTGCAAATGATAATGGATCCTCTCCATCTACATTACACACACTATTATCAATAGTGACCTCGTTCTTGGGATCAATGCATAGCCGATCAATCGGCATCCTAGTCTCAACATTAGCAAAAGCGTGAAACGCCTTGCCATGGAAACCATGGACATCATCAATAACTGGAGGGTTAGAATACCCAAATAATTTTGCTATCGATGAAACAGCATTCGCTCCAATGGTTGTCGCTTTAGCAAAAGGACCTATAAAAGGTACTCCACTAAACATATCAGCGATATTAGCCATAGTAGTTGCAGGACCAGAAATGGTACCAGAACCACCATCAGCATATTCATCACTTTGTAAAGCTAAACCAGTGGTTGGACCGCACAATTTAATGTTAGAAGCCCAGGCATAAACCGAAATGGTAATACCCGAACCACTCACACCATTGGCAGATTGCAGAGAAGCGTACTCCACAAAGTCCAAATCTCCCATGTCGTCAAATTGGTCTTTTACACCAATATCTAACCATGCTCCTGTCCATAAGAAGGGTAATACCATCTCTACAGAAGACATTTTAGACGGCTCCAAATATACACCTGGCGCCTGACTAAATGGGATACGATCCTCCGGACGCGTTGAACCCTCCCTAATAGGAAAGTGCATAGGGCGCCAAGCGGCTCGTACGCAACCATAATAAAATGGAGAAGAGTTAATGACAAATTTCAGATGTAAATCGCAGCGTAATCGCGCGAAATTATCCAATTTCTTTTTGATATAAACGTTGTCAAAAAATAATCCCCATGGGTTGATTGCTGTGTCTAATAAGACACCTTCTACCCACGGAATTGAAGCAATTCGAACTGGTCGGGACAAATAGCCAGCTAAATCAGCGGCATCATCGTGATCCGTGTCAAATGTTTTGTTCAAAAAATTGCTCATATCCATTGGAGGTAGGGCTTCCGCATCCCCAAATTCGATAATTTGTTCGATATCAGTTTTGGTAATTACCTCGCCTGAATCAATCACATCATCTGATTGGAGTGGAAGTGCTAAGTAGTTTTGTTTCACCTGATCTACAAGACAGGTATATAAAGAAATAAAATTCGTGGATTATTAAACTTACAGGAAAATGCCATAAATCCATTAGACATAATCGCTGTTCACTCGAATTGAGTACCAGCCTACTCTTGTGTAAATACACATTTTGGGGATCGCCCTGGCAAGTTAGCAACATAAATCCACGCTCATAAAATGTATAGAGTAAAATATAAAAATATGCAGTAATATAAATATGCAGGAGAATTTTTGGTTTAATGGACGTACTCTCAAACGCCCGAACTAGCGAACTAGTCGTCTCGAAAAGAGATCTTCATCTCGTCCCATGTTGGAAATTCCATTACATAGTACGGTAGTAGATCAGCTTCTTCAACAATGTCTAAACACATCTGTCGTTTGGCTTGGAATATTTCCTTACCGTAATTAAAATATTCTCGAACTGCATTGTTCAAGATATCAACAGCGTGTGCTTCAGGACACTTGTCGGATGAAGGTAGACATTTGGTTAATGATTTACCAATAGAGTCTTCTTCAATGGGACATAGATAGTCCCCTACCTCAGGTTCATATCGCCAACTTCTTTTAAGAAAGGAAGCATCAGCGATGTTAATGAATGGTACAGATTCGGCTAACTTATCTGCCATAGTGTACTTAACATTCACATTACCTAAAATCTCTTGCATGATGGTGTGATCGAAGTTTTTAACCTTCTTACTCACTCCCATAATGTTATCATCTCCATAGGTCATAAGACTAACATTAGATTTAAAATCTTTTAAGTCGTTACCTACTGCACGCCAAACATAGCGCACGTAGAGAGAGTTAACTAGACCGTTAATAATAACAGTGAGTGGTTGACCCGATGGATTAGATCCAAAGAATTCCACTAAATCACCATTAAAATCCATTACTGGAAATGCGGTATCAAGAGAGATGCCTGTCACAATTTGCAGGTCTTCAGCGCTCCATCCGGCTTCCTTCAGAATATTTT